AGTACGCAGATACTCTTGCCTGCATCTGCATCACGTCTGTGATCAATCAAGCCAATGTTGTCATGTTTGAATGCATGTCCGGGCTGAAAGTAGTCTTTGGTTTTAAGTACCCACGTATCGTCGGCTTCGCCCTTGAGCATGTTCTCACTGTAATCGTGTACTGTGATTTTAACTCTAGGGTGATGTGTTGCTACCCACTCTAGTAACGGCTTGGCTGCAAATTCCCACTCACTTAGTGTGTTTTCACATTTGGTGTTGAATGGGTCATTGTGTACGTTTTTCTCGCCTGTTTTTGGATAACGAAAAACAATTTCGTCAATGTGAATTCCGTTGTGTAAGAAACTGTAAAGTGCAGTAGTACTATCGCCACCACCACTGGCTTCCAAGCGGATCCAATCATACTTGTCGCGCAATTGCTGCGCCCGCATTTTGTACAATTCTTTTAGGGGAACTGTGGGTGCTACATCCCACTTAATCTTATTAAAAACATCACGGTTGAAATGCCATTCAGGGAAGACGTTGGTCTTGGTTGCTTCCATTAAGGCCTCGACTTTGCCGAATATCTTTTTATCGCCTAGTTTATAGTACCCTAGTTTGGGATTATTATCGAGTGTATACATTATTAATTGGTCCGGCGTGCAGGAATCGAACCCACATTCGCGAGGTAGAAGCTCGCTGTATTATCCATTATACTAACGCCAGAAATTTGGTGCGCCCACTAGGAATTGAACCTAGACTCAATCGATTATGAGTCGACTGCTTTACCATTAAGCTATAAGCGCATAAAGAACATTATACGCTAATGTTCTTTAAAGGTCAAGCCCTGCGAGGTCTGCCTACGTCTTTTGGGGGTTGTTGTGCTGCTGTAGCAGATGCTTGCTGTGCTGCTGGTTGCAACGCAGGTATCAGTTTTGGCAACATAGTTTTGATTGTTTCTGGCGGGACTCCGGATTCAATTTGATCAATAGCATAAAATGCAATCTGACTGATAGTGTCCTCGTCAGTTACTCCTCGCTGTGCTGCAAAATTCTTAGCAAACGCAAATGCTTTATCTTCTAAGGCTTTTCGTTGTGCATTGTTTTCGGGGTACGGAGTAGCAGACGGCACGGGTGCAGCATCAGCTGGAGCATCTACTGGTGCTTTTGCTGATTTTGCTGATTTTGACGCAGGAGTTGCAATGACACCTGCCGCTTTGCCTGCTGTTTTGAGTGCAGTACCACTGATAGTAACTTTCATGCAGTTTCCTTGAGTGTCTGTCCAACTCGGAAAGCTGACACTTAGCATGTCGGCTACTGCTGCTAGATCATCGCCGCTGTTTACATATAAGAACCCTGTTACACCACTATCCATAACAATAACGCCATCAAACTCTTTCTCTGCTTTATACACATCAAAGCTTGTTTTTAGCATCTGCTTCTTTAACTCGTTACCATCAATAATACCATTTGGGCCTAACACTGCTTGCACCATTGCGTTAACGTTAACTGATGGATAGTGCATCTGTAACAACAACGTTAGCGCAGATTTAATCGCCTTTGCATTTCCGTCAAAGAACTCCGTAAATGCCGACATGTTAAGTTTAGGATTGAAAATAGCAGAAATATTTTCGTTATCAGTTGGAACTTGTTTATTAGGTTGCAGCTTTTGTATTGCAGGGGCAAACTCTCGAGCAAATCGGCCCACAATTGCTTGACTCCCTGCAGGACCTAAACGACCGTTTTGACCTGCTTTGAGCTCAACCTTAGTCCCACTAATATCTAAGTCGCCCGGTGCGCCGCGACGATTAACTACTGTGCTGATAATATCCAGCATGTATTCACCTTTGCCCACGTCACCTTTTTCGCCAATCTTGCCTGCAATCTTTTCAAAAATATCCAACTTAATAGCATCAAACATTGGTTGGAATTCTTTATCAATTAGTTCTGCGTAGCTGTGTAATTTGCGAGGAGTTAATAATTTCTTTTCATCAAGGATGCCATCCTTGCTAAGTTTATTTAGAAATTTCTTAACATCAGCGTCTGAGAAGTCGGCGTTTGCTAATGCTTCGAGAAAAATACTACTAACCAAACCTTTATAGTCTCGGATAGAAGAGAATTGTTCTACATCTTTCTTAATACTATACTTGTTTGTAAACTTTAAAATATCCTTAAGGTCACCTTCGTCGGGGATTGTTTGCACCCGTTTATCAATTGCTTGACGGATTTCTTGCGGGTTCTCGGATAAGATATTAATAAATTTACGTAGATTATTCATACAGTTATTTATCTGCGTTCAATATCTGCTTCGTCGCACTGCGGACCATATTGTATCTCTACTAGCTTGCAAGGCACATCGTATGGGTTAGTTAGCTGGTGCCACTCACCCGCAGGAATATCCAAGGTCATGTGCCGGCTTAGTGTGCGCGGGGGCAAGTAATATCCGCCGGGCATTTGGCTGTCTACGTTGCACATGCCTTCAGTAACATGCCAATGTTCTGCACGATGGGTATGTCTTTGCATACTTAGACTCTGCTTGGGGTTAATGGTTAACTCTTTAACTTTGGTACCATCTACTTCGTGTAATACGCGGTAATAGCCCCAAGAGCGTTCAGTTTTGGGTGCTTTCCAATCCTCTAGGATCCAGCTACTGCTGTTGGCTTTGTTTTCGCCGCCAACACCAAATGCAAACTCAATCCCGTCTACTGACATTTCCGGAATGTTATCAGCAGTGCGGTCGCCACCGTTAGCAAATACAATAGATGCATAGGTGTAGCCCGATTTCAACTCTCGCAATAGTGCGCAAGCCGATCCGTCACTGTCATCAAATACCATTGTGGCGTCTACATCGCGCATTGAACCAACTACTGCTCTGCGCTCTGCCAGCGGCATAAATGCTCGCCCTTTTTTACGTTGGAGCCATTCGTCACTGTTAATCCCAACGATTAGTCTATCACCTAGTTTTGCTGCTTCTGTTAAGTAAGCAATGTGTCCGCTATGTACTGGGTCGAACCCGCCTGTAACTACTACGATTTTCATGTTTTTGCCTGGTAAAAGTCTTTGTCTAACCAAGGATACACTAGTTCTTCTTGTTTTATATAACCGTGATTGTTGAGGCTGTGTATTGCACTGTCCGGTAACATGTTTCGGTCAACTAAATCAAACAAACTGGTCTCCGCAGCATTCAGTGGTTCTGAATTCTTATACACCGCTAGATAAATCCAGTTGCTATTCACGTTTTTATAAAAGTAAGCATCACGACAGTCAAACCCACTAACTGCCAACATGTATACTAGGTTAGAAATGTTATAATTGTAATAATTATAACTTTCCGTTTTAAATGTTAAGCGGTTATAGACATAGTCAATACTTTGGGGCAATGCCATTACTAGCATCCCGTTGGTGTTCATTTGTCTATTCCATACAGCTAGAGTGTTTAAAGGATTAACGGCATACTGAAAACTATCGTGGCTCCACAATAGATCTACTTTTTGTGGCAGTATGCCTTCGTCTTCAAAATTCTTTTCTAGCCATCTAATACCCGGAGTTGCACGTACATCTGGGTCTATTTTACTTAGGTCCCGATCTACTGCGTAGACTTTGTAATTGCGCGACTCTGGCGGGTCGTCTCGGGTTTCCAAAGTAGCCCACCACTGTGCGTCAAGGCCTGCACCGCAGCCCATATCACAAATCACTGATAAACTATCTAGAAAACTGTCGTAGCCATAAAGCAAGCCAAGGATCTCTTGGCTGTGCTCATGACTGAGGTAGGGATTAGCAAACTGCGTCACAGGGAAACATCCTCCATGCCAGCAGTTCTTAGTCTCGCTACGTGTCCTAACATAAAATTCTTGCTCTCGAGGCCTTTCATTAGACCAAGCCACTTATTACGTACTAGTGCAACTTCGTTAATGATCGTTTCAAAGTCAATTACTTCATCTTCGCCGTCTACGTACTTTTCAGCATCACGACTAGTTAATGCCCTATTGTAGTTTTCCAAATACTTTTGAAAGTGCTTGCGACGAATCTTACGCAATTGAATGTTTAGATAATTAAGCACCGCTTCAATCTCTTGTAATTGATTAAAGCGATGCTCTGTGGTGCCAGGTAATCCTGCAATGTTACGTTCAAGGTTGCCCTTGACACCGCAATCATACTTGGCTTCAACTAACTCGTTTTCGTAATAGTTAATAAAGGATGGAATTTCTCCTAGGTCCGCAACTACACGATTATACCACATTAGTCTTCGTACCCCATGTCGATTTCTTCATCGTCATCGGCACCAAATTCCTTGAGTGCTTTTTTAAGTTTAGCATCTGTACCACCAAACTCGGCCAAATCGACATCGTTTAAGTAGTCGATCATCACACTCATTAAGTTATCAGCAGCTTCCTGCTGATCCTTGACAGGAATGTATTGCTTTAGGATTGTGTATGTTTCACTTAAAACATCTACTTCTACGCTCATTCTGTTGTGTCCTCTTCTGTTGGAGCCTCTTCCGGAACGCTCTTGTCAAAAATGTGTGGATTGTCTGTAATGTTTTTCATTACTGTATCCAAGCAGCCGTCATCATTACGTTCCCATGCCTTGCGGAACTTCTTGATGATCTCGCCATCAGTTGTTGTGTAAACAAGGCTGTTGCCTTCTTTCTTCAACATACCCTTTGCTTCAATCAAGTCAGTCATACCCGAGTATGGGTTCATACCTGTTTCGTATGGGATCTTAACTTGTACAGATTCAAATGGCTTTGCGTAACGTGTCTTCATGATCTTACATGCAGCACGGATACCCTTAACTTCGGATACCTTGTTACCATCTTCATCTTCTTTCAACTTCAACTTGCGCATAGCAACTACAATAGAAGATGCGTAGATAAAGCCCTGACCACCGGAGATCTTGTCGTCTGGGTCGAACATATCTTGCGATGCATAGGTATGGTTAGTTGCAACCAAGCCCAAGTTCAAGTCACCAAACATGTTTACACAGTTACGAACGAGTGCTGTTAGTGCTTTAGGCTTACGACCCATGTCACCTTTCATGTCACCTGCATTAAACTGGTTAACGTCTGTTGGTGTTAACAACATACCCAGCGAGTCAAGTACAAACAAGACTTTAGGGCGATTGTCTTCTGGCAGTGTTTTGTATTCCTTAACAAACTCGCTAATCATCTTAGCAACGTCATCAATCATAGCCATGTTTAGCTTGAGCAATTTGTCTTCACTTGTGTCTACGTCTAGTGCATGGAGCCACTTTTCGTCAAGTGCGTTTTCAGTGTCAATCAAGATAGGGAAAATGCCTTGCTTCTGTGCGTTAGCAACCAAGTTGCCCGAGCAGATGAAACTCTTACCTGCGCCGGATTCGCCAGCAAACACTGTAACCTTGCCTAGTGGCACGCCTTTATCAAAGGAGCCCGAGATCAAATAGTTTAGTGCATAGTTGTTTGTACTAACCCAGTCAGTTGGGTCGTTAAAGCCCACGCTCAGACCTTCGATACTTTTTGTAATACTCTTACGAAATTTGCTTACGTCAAATGGTTTTGTTGCCATGATTAATCCTTAATTAAAATATTTTTTAAAAACTTATATGTCTTTAGTTTTTCTAGTGCATCCGGAAGATTGTCTACTGTGCCCAACACTGCTGTTCCGTGCCCCAACAGTTTATTATACGGATCGACACCTTGCGATTGCAACCAGGTTGTATACCGTTTATCACTTAGCATACTTAGATCTTCTAGTGCAATACTGGCTTCTCCAGTATAACAGTGCGAATTCTTATGCCCTGCATATTCAATAGTTAGTCCATCTTTGAACAGAGCATAAAAATCTTTACCCAACTCTGCATAATGAACAAACAAAGATCCAGCTGGGACGTTAAACTGTGTATATTGGTAGTCATCTAACGTCATTGATACTCTGCGATATTGATCTTTATTAAAACTAACATAAAACAATCTTCCTGTTTTTATTTTAGTTTCGGTTCTATGTATGTAAAAGTTTAAATCACGTATTGCTGTTCTTAACTCGTCGTTTGCTACCGTAAACAATCGAGTAGGTTTTCCAAATTCGCCACTTAGTCTTTCAAATTGCTTGTGTAGATAATTAAAGTACTCTTGGGGTTGATTAACCACATCGTCTCTGATGTCTATAAATCCCTTGAGGTAGCGATTAACTATCTTACATGCATTTACTAAACGATCAGCCGCTTCATCTAATGTTAAAAACGATGCAAACGCTTCTTGTTGCTCAATGTCGCAGTTACTAAGACACCACCTCAACTCGTTTATCCATTTATAAACAAACGGATTATCGTTGAGTGTGATGTCAAAAGACGCCTCCGAAGAGGCGCCTAATATAACTTCCAACTTCAAGATTACTGCTTGCGGTTACGAATCATCGCTAGGATGTCTTCGGCCTTTTGGCTACTTGGTTTAGCTGCTTGAGGTGTAACCACTGGAGCTTCTGCTGCTTCTGCTGCGTCAGCTTCCCAAGGAGCTGTTTCAGCTGCTGGTGCAGGGGCTGCTGCGGCCGGACGAGCTTGTGCAACTGGCTTAGCTGCAACTTCGTCACCTGTACTACCAGAGCCAGCTTGTAAGCCATATGGCTTGAAGTAGTTAGCCCAACGATCTGGATCGTATGGCTGACCATCAACAGATGCTTCAAACATCTCTTTGATTACTTTCAG